AATGTCGCGGATGCCCACGGGCCTGCGCGGCTTAAGACCGCTCTTGCGGAAGATGATGCGGCGCCGCTTGAGAGGCCTGCCCTTGAGGCGGCCGCCCGTCCTCTTCCTCCCTTTGCGGGGTCGGCGGAAAGCTACACGACGGCGTTTATATGGCATCAAAGAGCTTGCTCTTTATTGAGTGTTTTAAAAAAATGACTAAAACACTACAGGTCAGCACCACTCGCATCAAAGCGCGGCGTAACTTCCATATCCTCTGTCGACTGCTCCTGGTTCAGGACTAAGCGACATCCAGCCCCCAGGCGGCGGCGGAACGCTTGAACTAGTGCCAACTGCGCCGTCGGCCACCACGTCAGGGGCGAGGAGTTCGCGCAGATCACCACACGCGTCCATGCGGCGTACTTGTTGTTGTAGCGGCAGTCGAGCAGGAAGCGCCACTTGTCGCAGATGCTGTTCATCTGCTGGATGCTCCACTTCTCGTGGTCGAACTCGTCGAAAAACACAGTATCCTCCCCGTTGTAGTTCCCCCACGGGTCCCGGCCAGGCACAACGGGATAGCAGTCCGGATAGGTAGTCATCGTGCGATGCGTCTTCCCTGTCCCAGTAGCGCCCCAGAAACAGATCACCTCCACGAGACGGAAGCTTGGCGGCTTTGGCGCGACCTTGGCGTGAAGTGCGTTAATTCCTGAGTGGTAACGAATGTAGTCGCCCGGGTGCTCTTCGGCAATAACCACGAGCGACGCTCCCGTCTTGCACTTATTAAAAATAGCCACCAGGTCGCTGCGCCTGCCCTGCTTACCCTCGTTAGCGTCGTAGGTACCGAAGCGTGCCCCTGCCTCGACGCGGCTCTCCTCCTTCTCGACGTACGCCGTGGCCTCCTCCTCGCTGCCCCTCGCGACCTCGCAGTGCATGTCCTGCCTCGCGAACGTGTTCTTGACCGTGCTCATGCGCTTCTTCCCGTAGAACCGCACGTAGACGTGCACGTGGAGGCGCTGAGTAGACGGGCACCTCTCGCGCTGCCAGACCGCGTAGGCCATATCGGGCGTAAACGTCGGGACCCAGTGGTCGTCGAACACGGTCAGCATCCAGCGCTTGGACATAGCGCGCGGGTTCGCGTCCTCGTTCGAGTGGAAGGCGTCGTGAATCTCCTCCATGTGCTTCTTGCTTGCAGAATAATAAAAAAAGTGATTGACACGTCAGCGCGGCTGATTTTATTCCCGCAATTGACATCAATAAGGGTCCACAATTGAAACCCAATTTGGCAAAGATTCAGCATTTCTGTGGAAGGCTAAAAATAGCATAAATATCTTCCCTGTGCCGTTCCAGGCAACCCCAGGCCGTTCCCGTTTACCCCAGCCCTGCTCTGGGTATACTTCTATAGTAACAAGCCTAAAGAGGCCCGCGTAGCGGGCCTCAGCCACTTCATGCCCACTACCCCTCGGTCGTGACTCACCCGGCCTCGTCGTGACGTTAAGTTGCCGGAACGTGACCAGAGGGCTAGTATTACCCTCTGGTCACTTCGGCACAGGGGACTTCGGCACATGGAATGAAATGGAATGGAATGGAACTGTGTTTAACTCTGGATTAGTGCGTCGTCTGATGCGAGTTGTGTGAGGTCGTGTGGCTCATTGAACTCGACGGTCATCTCGAGCTTCTGCTCCACCGTTATGGTCAACCCGTTGCTGATCTGGTTCGACTTGTCCATGACCTGGAAGAATGGCATAGCGACCCAGAGCTCGCTAGGGCTGTTCCTGACCGGCGTGCGGGTTGCGTCGTCCGCGCCGAAGATCTTCCTCTTGTTGTAGTACGTCTTGATAGTGACCGGGCGCTTGGTCTCCCCGGTCTGTCCAATGTTCATGATCTTGTACTTCGCGGTGGGGTGGTTCTGGAACTGCTCCCACCCGGTGTAAGATCCTACTGTCTGGTCGTCGTCGCCGAGTACTCCCACCACCATTGGGACAGCCAGGTTGCCCGTGCCCGACACCACCGTGGACTGGTGGAATCTGGTCGTGAGCACGGCACTCTTGACTATGCAGTGGTTGTAGAGGCGCGACCAGAAGCGATAGGAAGAGCTCGCCTGGTTGAACGACCCGGTGAGAGCGCTGAGCGGGTCCCAGGCGTCGTTCATCTTGATCTGGACACTGCTCGTGCCCCAGACAAGGTTGCCCGTTTCGATAAGCGCCGCGCTCTGGGTCTGTGCGCTAACCCAGACGCATTTCACAAGGCGCTTTGGTGTAAGAATGTCGCGGATGCCCACGGGCCTGCGCGGCTTAAGACCGCTCTTGCGGAAGATGATGCGGCGCCGCTTGAGAGGCCTGCCCTTGAGGCGGCCGCCCGTCCTCTTCCTCCCTTTGCGGGGT